CGGCTAGTCAATGCTCTATTATACGCTTCTAAATATTTTTGAAAATGTTTTCGGCGAATTTGCCTAAGTTTTATATTGAGGAAATTTAACACAGCCTCAATTTCTTGAAGCTGGTTAAATCTATGCTCAGTAATACCAGGTAAACCGGCAATGTTTTTTTCAACATTGCCGTATATTGTTACCTCTTTTTTAGATGAAACTAATTCTAATTCGTAGTATGTTATGAAATCAGGTATAACAGAAAGGTCTTGCGATATTTTTGTATACCAATTCATTTAACGCCAATCGTCATAATCGTCGATGTCGTATGGATCATCATAATTATCATCACCGTATTGATCAACCCACCCTTTAATTGCATGAGTTATTTCAGAGTCACCTTGGAAATGCTCTAAAATATCATTTGATGAAAAATCATTATCAATTAAAAAATCAACTAATGTTTCGGCTGCATATTTACGCTCATTCAAATCAATGTGTGTAACCAATGCATCCCACACGGATGAAATAATATCTAGACTCATTCTGCATTTTCCTCCTCAGGTAATACATTACTTATCTTACGATTTGTTTTTTGACTATACTCACTCATTACTTTATCCAAGCAACCATCTGTATTTGCTTCCCATGCTTTACGAAACTTCTTAATGATTTCACCATCAAGGGTAGTGTAAACAAGACTGTTACCTTCTTTCTTAACAAGTTCAGCCTTTTCAATCATATCAAGCATTCCTGAATAAGGGCTCATACCTGTTTCATAAGGGATTTTAACTTGAACTGATTCAAATGGTTTCGCATAGCGAGTTTTCATAATCTTACATGATGCACGAATACCTCTTACATCACTAATTTTATTACCATCCTCATCTTCTTTGAGTTTCAATTTTTTCATAGCAACTACAATTGAAGATGCGTAAACAAAACCTTGACCACCACTGATTTTATCATCTGGATCAAACATATCCTGACTTGCGTATGTGTGATTAGTAGCAACTAATCCTACATTATGATTACCGAACATATTAACACAGTTACGAACAAGTGCGGTTAGTGCTTTAGGCTTACGACCCATATCACCTTTCATATCACCTGCTTCAAATTGATTAACATCAGTTGGTGTCAATAACATACCCAATGAATCAAGTACAAACAAGACCTTTGGCTTATCAGTTTCAGGTAGAATTTTATATGATTTCATAAATTCTGATATAGTTTTACCCACATCATCAATCATAGCCATATTCAATTTCAGAAGTTTATCTTCATCAGTTGATACACCTAGTGCGTGTAGCCATTTTTCATCAAGGGCATTTTCTGTATCAATCAATACTACGAAGATACCTTGTTGTTGAGCATGGCGTACTAAGTTTCCTGAGCAGATGAATGATTTACCTGCACCTGATTCTCCGGCAAAGACAGTAACCTTTCCAAGAGGAACGCCTTTATTAAAATCACCACTAATGAGGTAGTTGAGAGCATAATTTCCTGTACTGATCCAATCTGTTGGATCATTAAATCCAATTGAAAGTCCTTCAATAGACTTTGTGATATCCTTTCTAAATTTTGATACATCAAAAGGTTTTGCCATCTTAACTATCCAATTCCATTGCCAATGCTTCTTTGATTACCTCAAACAATTCTTCATCTGAAGTACAAAGGATTTTACAAGTTTTCCAATCATTTTCTTGGTCACGACCAGTTACTTCAATCATGTAACCATTATCGTAACGATTCACAGTAAACGATTCGTTTACTTTTTCTAGTTTGTTCAATTTTGTCATTTTCATTTCCTTATTATTTGTGTATTCCACTAGCATATAGTTTATCAGCAAACGATAATTTGTCAAGGATATCTGGACATTGATCCGCAATGCGATCCAATTCGTAATCACTAGGATAATGTCTTAGAGCGGCCCTTGCCTTATCCCTGACTAAGCTGGGAACACGAGGAGTGCGACCTGGATCGCATAACTCCTCAAGTAGTTTTTTGCCTTGCTTAAGGGCACGGAATCTTTCGTCTGGTAATGTCATGGGAATTCTCCTAAGTAAGGGAGCAGATGCTCCCTAACTCCTATTAAGCAGATTTTTGTCTGGCTCGGATCATTGCCAAAATGTCTTGCGCTTTATCGCTTTGAGCATTTTTGGGAACTACAACTGGACTTGATGCTTCATCATCATGGTCATCATGTGGATCTGCTACGGGTGCTGTTGCGGGTGCGCTACTAGTAGTCGCTTGTGTTTGTACCGCTGTTGCTCCTGCAGGTGCTTCTAGACCATATGGACGATAGTATGCTCCCCAACGATCATTATCGTATGGACGACCTTCAACACTTGCTTCAAACATTTCTTTGATAATACGCAATTCAGCCTCACTAGGCTTCTTGGGCAAGAAGTCTACCAAGTTGAAAAGACCGTGTTCTTCAATTGCTTGTTGCTCGGCTTCGGTCAGTGCGCTTTCCCTACGAGACCAATTACTGGTACTGTAGTCAGCATAACCACCTTTGCTGGTTTTAATAATTTTAAAATCCAATCCACGAACATAATCAGTAGGAAGTTCTAGGATCTCGGGATCCATCAAACCAGTACGGATAATAGGAATAATTTGTGGGCTGATAATAAACCTACGAATAGGATTCGCAGGAGTCTTGTCATCCTGAATAGGGTTTTGACGAACGAACCCTTGAAAAATATAACTGCGTTTCTTCCAATACTTGTTAGCCATTTCCTTAAGACTTTCGTCCTTATACCATGGACGAACTTCTGCCAAAATAGGGCAGTTATCACCATACATTTCTACGCATGGGACTTGTACCTGAATTTGTTTAGTATTAGAATCACCTTTAACTCCGTTGAAGGGGAGTTTAATCATTGCTCGCTCTACCCAAAAGAATTCATTCTTTGGATTAGCATCTGGAATAAAACGAAGGGTAGCTGAAGTACCTTCATCCATGTTCCAGTGGGGGTAGATTGCGTTATCTGATTGGGTGTTAGAACCCTTGGTTGACTTGTTTTCTTGCGCTGAAATACGAGCGCGGATTTCTGCTAGACTTGCCATTTGTTTTCTCCTTAAAAATGTGCCTAATTTGAGCCTAAATATGATTTAAATGTCGTTGTCAGGAGACAACTAACACAGTACTAAGTATATAACAACTTTCATGCTGCGTCAAGTGTATTTATGCCGGATATGGTAAACCTCACTAAAAAGTGAGGTTTTTTAGAAAGTTATTTACCCAATAATCGTTTTAGTGCAGCCAATTCTTCTACACCTTCAGTCGTTACTGCTTGGTCAACTGTATTGATAAAGTTTTCATTAGCACCAACTAGTTTACCAACTGCGCCTTTAGGTCCTACCTTTTCGGTTGGGCCTAATTGTCCTACACGCTTTTGGTTAGCATCTAAGCCTTCGTCCATTTCAACTTCATCTAGTTTGTCATACTTAGAACGAATTGATGCCATCTTTTCTTTACTAGCACCATCACGACCTGCTTTGCGTAAAGCATCCATACCTTCTTTGCCATATTTCTTATTACCAAGATATGCCTGTAGCCCACTTTCTTCTATATCTTCTTCTTTGACTAAACTACCTTTGGTAACTCTTTCAATGTCATGCTTGATTTGTGCTTTCTCTTGTGGAGTCTGCGCTTGGTCATATTTCACAGCCATTCTTTGTATTATGGCTTCGTCTTCACTACTGATATGTGCGCCTAAAGCACCTATGATTCCTAAACCTGCTAAGAACTTTCTTATAGCACCCTTGCCTTCATCTAGTTCATCTTCAGGAATACCAACTGGATTAAGTGCTGTTTGACCACTATCACCTTCTTCTTTTAGACCTAACTGTTTAGCAGATAGATATGCTTTAAGTTTTTCTTTTTCTTGGGCAGTTAATGGCTTGCCTGCTTTTAATTTGCTTTGTAATAACTGAATATAACCACTGTCATCACCCTGCTTATATTCATTTATTAAACTATCTGCCCACTCTTCTAACTGAGAAACTTCTTTAATCTCACCAAGTTTCTTGTGTAATTTTTTAAGAATTGGCATAGCGTTTTCAATTCTAGGATCTAGTGTTTCCTGAACGAATAATTCATTAATACCTGATACTTCACTATCATCTTCCATTAGAGCAGGAGTCCAACTTTCAAAATACATATTGTATCCGCGACGACCTGTCATGCGGCTTAGTGTTTCTTTTAATGATTGATAATGATTAGC